TCTTTAGAAAGTTTAAAAGTAACATCTAAATCGCCCGAATATGAAACTTCGTAAGGCATTTCAGTTATAGGTCCGTGTATTTTTATGTCTTGCGTTGAAATATTTCTACCAGGCATAGTACAGGTTTCACATGACACACACAAACGAAGGTTTGATAGCGCGTCTAATTGAGTTATCATTATTTCATATTTGTGCGGGTATGAACTGCCGTAGTGTGCTATATTTGCTATAAGGCTGTTGATTGTGCTTGGGATTTTTGTCATTATTGGTCCTTACTTCCTTCTACTTCTCTAAACATTTCTTGTCTGCTTTCTGCCCATACTTGATATTTATGTTTCTTGATGAATCTTTCAACGGGCAAATGAATTGCTACTCCCCAATCTTTGGGTGGTATTTGTAAAATTCTAGAACCTATGAATTTTGTTTTATATCTTCTAATGCAAGGTCTATACCACCTAAATTTACGAGAACCTTTTAATATTTGATTGTTAATCCGAAGACGAGTCATATCATCCTCAATCGAACCACTCAAAAGAACTTGTAGGTTATTAAATAAATGAGTTCTTCTTTTCATATCAAGATAGTGTAAATTCAATCCCATAAATCCATCTTTGGTAAATTTTATAACATAAACTAACGGTAGTGTATCATAATATTTTAAATCATTTCTATGTTTTGGTTTGTAATTAAACAAAAACATTTTTCCAGTTCTTTTCTGCATCCCAGATTTTTGTATCATCCTGCTTTCATCTCTCAGGAAAGTTTCTTCGGGAGTAACATCAGTAGTATCAAACAATTCGCGAACCAATTCTTTATACCATCTTAATGCTTCTTTTGAACCTCTTTTAATACCGGTCTCTTTAAACAGTTCGTCTAATGCATCAAAAACATTTTTACGAGAAAGAATAATATCGGGACTGTGGATATGACCAGATTCATAAAACGACCCCGCGCTTTTATCACCTAAGTGTGCAGTTTCGCTTACATCACCCTCACTTGGTGGCGGTACTATTGGTTCATCTGGCATATAATTATATATGTAAAAGTTACGGAGAAAGTGTTTCGTCTGTCATAATAATAAACTTCCATCCTTTATTTTCTGCATATTCTGTTGCCGCTTTCCATTTTGCAGAATTAATGCCCCAATTTTTTATTTCTGTAAGATATCTTCTTGTTTTTCTTTCTGGCCTCTTAGGTGCAGAACATTGCTTCTTTGGTTTGACTTCTATTAAAAGTGTTTCATTTATACCGTCTTTGTTTCTTAGTTTTACTATGAAATCTACAAAATATCTGTGCATTCTATTATCAATAGGAGATTTATATGGGACTATGACTTCTTCAGAACCCCATTCTAGTATTGCATCCGTTTTATCGCAATACAACATGAATCTTTTTTCTAATAAACTGCGATATATAATCTTAGTAGGATTTCCGATATATTTTTTCGGTTGTTTTGGTTTATATCTACCTTTGTATGCCATATATAAGTATGTATTACAGATAAAATAGGAGATTTGTATGGCAAGTGCAAGAGATTCATTAAAACCTTTATTTGGTGATGGAGTTTACCCCGAAGATACTATATTTAACAAATTAGATTTGGTTAGCCAGTTTGATTCTGAAGTGGGAATGAAACCTATTAATAATTTAGAGTATCCACTTAATGTTGGGACTGATGAGATAAATCATTTTGTTGTATTTAATGTTTTTTCTGATGCGGAAGCGCGGATGATGTCGGCGGAAGAACAACAACTTCAGAACGCGCAAAGTATGGTTAATAATTTCAAGTCCGTGGGGGCCGCGACCGGCGTTGTTGTAGCGGGAGGTACGAAAGTAGTACCCAAACTATATGGCAGGTACGCGACAAAACTTCCTTTGGGCGGTAGAACAAAGGCAATAACAACTACGGTTGGATTGCTTGGTGGCTTTCAACTTGGTCGATGGATAGGTGAAGGGTTAGGCAAACTGTGGACAAAAACTGATGAGGCCATGGATAAGGCCCTCCTGACAGAAGAAGAATGGAAACAAAAAATGATTGACTTTGATGATGATTCCCAATTTGGGGGAAAACTGGATGCGGAACAAGGCAGATTTACAAGATTTGGCAAAGCAATGATTAGGAATCAAGATACCATTGCTTTATACATGCCACAAAAAATTCAATCATTGGGTGTATTAGAATATGAACAACAAGATTTATCTGTAGCGAGAAATATAATTTCAAATAAATCGGGGTTTATCAAGAAACTAGGCATTACGAAAATTGCTCAGGGGATTGATACTCTTGCAGGTGTAATCGGTCAAAATACAAATATTACTGGGGCGATTACTGCTTCTATGAGGATGGCAGAGAATCCAAGAAAACAATTAAATTTTCGTGAACCAGTTTCAAGAAAGTTTGAATTAAACTTTAACCTTTCTCCAAGAAACGAAATGGAAAGTGTTAGAGCATATCAAATAATTCAAGCATTTAAAAAACATGCATATCCTAAATTAAATAGAACATGGGGTAAGGGTACTTTTTATAATTTTCCTGCTGAGTTTCAAATTGAATATTATACAATGCAAAATGGAGAACCAGTTGAAAATGATTGGTTAAACAAGATTGGAAGATGTGCATTGAGAGAAGTTAATGTTGATTATGCGGCAGGAGGTGCTTTTTCAACATTTGAAAATGGCGCTCCCACCCATATGAACTTATCACTAACATTTGAAGAAATGAGATTGATTGATTCTGAACTAGTAGAAGAACAAGGATATTAATATGTACTTTAGAAATTTTCCTAGAATTTTATTAGATACAGGTACTGGTGCAACTGCCGGAACTAGAATCGCAGTAGATATTCTTAAAAGGGTGGGGTTCAGTTCTTCTGGTATTACAGGTTCTGAATATTTTAGAAACTACACTATAAAAGAATCCGATACTCCAGAATCTATTGCCGACCAGTTATATGGTTCTAGTGAATACCATTGGGTGTTGTTAATGTTTAATGATATATTAAATCCCCTCTTTGAATGGCCTTTAACTAGAAGTAAATTTACGAAAACTTTAGAAAAAAAATACCAAGGAGTTTCACTTTTTGTTGACGGTGTGTCTGGTACTTTTAATAGAAATGACACAGCGGTAATGACTTCTTTATCTGGCGGTGTTGATGGAACGACTGGGTTTTCAAGTTTGATTTCTGAATATGACCCAACATTACATAAAATAGTAGTCACAGATATTGATGTAGGTAATAATTTTACAAAGGGTGATGAAATACAATCATTTAATTCGTCTGGTGGAACAGCGTGGAGTAATCATATTGGTTCTGCAACAATAAAAAGAATTGTAACAGATTCTAAAGAAGCGATGCATCATTTTGAAACAAGTGGTTCAGTAACTGCTGGATATGATGACTTTGGCGGAGGAACAGGAACTTCTGTCGTTTGGTTAGACCCATTATCAAAATATGACGGAACAACCCAATTATCTTTAGGTTCTGGTGGTGTAACTTATGGAAACACTTTGTTATATGGATATATTTTTAATGATTCTTCTTCTTATGTTAAAACTAATTATCAATACGAAGATAAAATAAACGAAGATAGAAGAACCATATCTGTATTAGACCCTCAACATTTACCAGAAGTAATAGGTTCATTTAAACAGTTGATTAAACAATGACAACAGAACAACGCGAAATTAAAAGAACAGGAGATTTAAGTTCCATTCTTAGAAGTGATGATGTCGACCTTGTTGATATTAGAATCCAATCAATAGATGGTATGGATATCAGTATAATAAAACATTATCAAAATATTGATATAAAAGAACATTTATTTTCTAATAATATTATGGGTCGAGTTTCTATGCTCGATGCAGGCAATTTAACTTCTGAACTTCCTTTAACTGGTCAAGAGTTTGTAACTTTTGTTTTTGGTACTCCCGGATTACCTCAATTAAAAAAGACATTTTTGATTGATAAACTTTCTCCTAAATTAAATGTGGGAAATGAAAAAACGCAGACATACGATTTACATTTTATATCACCGTGCTTTTTGTTTAGTAGTATTAGTAAAATTAGCGAGGCGTATAACGGAAGAATATCAGACACAGTTGAAAATATATTTAGAAATTATATAACAGGCAATGAAACTACATCTTTTGTTGGGGATGATGTTCCAAAAATAAAAGTCGAACCAACACTCGGAACTCATAATTTTATAATTCCAAATTGGCATCCAAATCCAACAATTAATTGGTTGGCAAATCAAGCAGTTTCTGAAATGTATCCAGACCGGGCGAATTATATTTTTTATGAAGACTTGGATGGGTTTCATTTTGTGTCTTTAACTTCATTAATACACGGACCAATAAGAGAATCTTATAAATCTGCCGTTGCTAATGAAAAAGATAAACTACAAGAAGATTATAGCGAAGAACATAGAAATATAAAATCAGAAATAATTCCTAAAGGATATGAAAGAATAAAAGATATAAAGAATGGAATGTATTCTTCTTCAATATTAACTCATGATATTGTAACGAAGGAGTTTAATTCTTCTGTTTATAGGTATTCAGACAATTTTGATTCTACAAAAGCATTAAATGAGTTTCCTCTTATGCCTACTTCTTCTAATCATTTTGCAAAAAAACAAGATTCTAAACAATATTTTTGTCCAAAACATTTGGGTTCTTATGGTGGGGTAACTACCAACGAGGAAGGTGTTGATATTCTGGAACACCCAGATAATTTTAAACAAGAATTTCATATGCAATCACACAAATCTTTATTAAACCAAATGCAAAATTACACTATAGGATTTAGTGTTAGTGGTGATTCCAATAGAAGAGTGGGAGATAAAGTTGAAGTGATAGTGCCTTCTGGGAAAACAGAATCTGAAGGTGTACATGAAATAGATTATATGCTTTCTGGAAATTATCTTATAACAAAAATTAACCACAATATAACAAGAAACGGTCATATTATGAAACTAGAGTTATCTAAAGATTCTCACATTCAAAGGATGCCGGATTATATAGAATATGATGAAGGACAATTATAATGAAAAATTATATGGGCAAAGATGGTTTTATATGGTTTCAGGGTGTGGTCGAAGATAGAGATGACCCTCTTAAACTTGGAAGATGTAGAGTTAGATGTTTAGGTTTTCATACAGACGA